GGCTTACAAGACCACTGCTTGTGTTCTGGTCAATAATGTAACCAAATGCGGCACTAGATTTTAAACGTAAAGCAGGATTTGTGCCAGCAACATCAACCTTGTAGGTGGGCAAACTCGTCCCAATGCCCAAGCTCTCCGCACTCGCATCCCAGAAGAACTTTGGTGTCGTGCCTGTGGAATCGTACAGTGACAGGTCGCCGCCGTTGTTTATTCTTAATCTTTGAGTAAGGGTGCCAGATGAGTTTGCTACTTGTGCAACAAAAGAAGAATTGTTTGCTGTTGCTGAAACGCTTTCTTGCAGACCAATTAAGTTTACCGATTCAACAGAATTACTAGAACCCGCAGGACTAAGGCTAAGGGCTACGCCACGACCAGAACCTCCGTTACCTGTATTGGCAAGAGTAAGGCGTGTGTCAATTCCTGCACTTCCGCCGGAGGTTATTGTTCCTGAGCCATTTACTAAGCTGCTACCATCCACAGTCAGCCCATCAGCCGTCACGGTGCCTTGGACATCCAGATTACCAGTCATAGTATCGCCAGTATTCAACACATAGTTGTCTGGAATAGACTGTAGCGCACTGTCAGCTAAAGCGCCTTGAGCGGCTGTAGCATAGTCTGTGGAGGCTGTAGTTGCCGCAGTACCAAGGCCAAGGTTGGTCCTTGAACCAGCGGCGTCCGCAACGTCAGACAGGTTGTTAGCACCAAACATAGCACCAGATAGAGAAGCATATGCAGCAACCCAAAGGCTACCATCATACACCTTCATAATGTCGTCAGTCGTATTGAAGTACAAAGCGCCTGAAACCAGTGCGTCACCATCGTTGTCTAAAGTTGGGTCAGCAGTCTTCTGACCTAAATAGCGGTCATCAAATGAATCTAATGCAGCAAGCGCAGCATCCTTAGACGCCTGAGCAGATGATGCAGATGATGCAGCGTTGCTTGCAGATGTAGCCGCCTCGCCAGCTTTGGTTGTGGAGATGCCAGCTTGTGTGGTTGCCGTTGCGGCGCTGGTTGCTGCGTTGGTCTCGCTTGTAGAAGCTGCGGTTTCACTTGCGGATGCAGCGTCCCGTGCAGCTTCACTAGCTGTCTGTGCTACTTGCGATGCGTCTTTAGCTACAACAGATGCAGCCCGTGCAGTCTCCGATGCGGAGCTAGCAGACAATGCAGTATCTTTGTAGGACAGCGCATTGCTCTCAGATGTAGAAGCAGCGGCAGCTTTAGTTGTTGCAACTGCAGCTTGAGCCAAAGCTATGCCAGCATCCGTAGAAGCCTCAGAAGCCTTCTGGGTAGCTGCAGCTGCCTGAGAGGAAGCTGTGGTAGCCGATTGAGAAGCTTCAGAAGCCTTAGTTGTTGCTGTAGTAGCGGCAGTTTGCGCTGAGTTCTTGTAGGCTAATGCCAGTGCTTCAGATGCATCTGTATCTGTACGAGCCTGTTGGGCAGCGTTCTGTGACGCCAAGGCAGCTGCAGCACTTGCTGAACTTTCAGTAGCTTTAGTTGTTGAGATGACCGCCTGCGCACTTGCAGTGTTTGCCGATACAACAGCCTCTGCAGCTTTAGTAGTTGCTGTTGCAGCGTTAGTGTCTGCAAGCAGAACTTCAGCCATGTTACTGGCTACTGAACTAACGTCAGCACCCCGAGAGGCTACGTTAGTTACATCAGCTGCTATACCGGCGACTGTATTAACGTCAGCAATGTTGTTGTCTATTGTTGTCTTAGCAACATTGGCGATGTCTTTACTTTCTTCAGCAATCAGCCGGTTCTGTTGGTGCGCAAGATCGAGGTCACCCTCAAAGAGCGTAGAGCCATCTGTAAAGTCAACCAAAGCGCCTACTGGTGTAGTACGCTGTATTTGTAGTTTAGACCCAGCTGTTGGTGCTATGGTCATTCGTAGTGTCGAACTATTCAAAAATGTGAAGGCGCTAGTAGCTGTACCATCGATGGTAACCACAACGTGTGCTTCACTGATATATGTGAACGGAATTTGAAATTCTGTTGTCGATCCGTCTGCGACATAATTTACAATGGATGACATCCATATCTCCTAAAAGAAGTAGACCCCTCCGAAGAGGGGCCTGTTGTGGTTTAATCTATTTGACTTAGGTCAAGTTCGGGACGATCTACGTCTTTCCCGCGCTTAGTAGCTCTTTTGAAACGATCAAACTCTCTTACTTGTTCCCGAATTATTGGGAACTCACGCTGGAGTTTGCGATACGCTCTGTCTCTAAACTTCTTCATTCTACGGTTTAGCATGAACGTCCTGTGGCTTTCGCTGGGAGCTACATCACCGTAGTCGTCTCCATCTTTATTATAGCTAGTCTTCTTAATTTCCCGAGCTAAGGTTTGCTCTAGGTTACGACCACCTATAGAGATAGAACCCATAAGCTGGTTCCACCGTTGGTATTGTTCGCCTGTGAGTTTAACCCCACCGCCTACTGTCCTTCGAGCGCCTTCAAATTTAAATCCAAGTTTTCGAAACTCTGTAGCCACCAAGGCAGCATCAGTCTCTATCTCTTCAACACCCTTTGTAGTGATGTGAAATAATGGGCCGAAAGTCTCTGGAGTATTCTTTGGTTTGCCTGTTAGCCAATCATATTGAATTGGTAAGGAGCTACGTTGAATACCTGTACTCTTGCGGAGCTTATCCATGACTGTACGGACTTCGCGGGTATACTCATCGTTAAGATTTCCAACTTGGTTTGTGAAACCAGAGTAAGGCATCAGAGAGGCCAAACGCTGTTTAAATAAGTTTGAGACTTCCCAAGGACTGTCTTTGGAATCTAAGATTGATACAGTGTCTGCAATACCCTGTAGGTAGGTCTTTGATACAATGTTGTTACCAACGGCTGCTACAAACATCGAAGTCATATCAGCCCAAGTTGTATCGTCCATCGAACCGATTTGTACCATTTCCTTCATGTCACCGATGATACCAAACGCAGTAGTCCAAGGGTCCATACGGGCATAACTTACCCAGTAAGGTTTTTCCTTGGTTCCAAAGTTGATCGAATAAGGTTGCCAATCAGGGCTGTCACGCCACAGTTTAGCAAGCTTAGGGTCTGTCGGACCACCACCTGTAATGCGGTCATCCCAAGCAAGAACACTCAAGGTTCCGTATATCGCTGTACCTACAGCCATCTTACCTTTTGCTTGAGCAACTCGAGTAGGGTCACCTGAATTTAAATCAGCTTTATATTGTTTCCGCAGCATATTCAGTAGTGGTGTACGGTCCCAAGCTTGTCCCATAATGTTCATTGGTGTTTGAATGAAAGGAGTAATCTGGCGAAGCAATGGATGCTTGTTTGCCAAATCTTGGAACGATTTTGCAATGATGGAATTTTCCTGTGTCAGCTTCGTAGTAAACGTAGCTTCCCTTGCTTCGTTGAGAGCCATCTCTGCATACTTGTTGCCAGATTTATAGGAACCAACATATTGGTCGATGAAGTTCTTCTTCAATTCTTCATCATCAGCTATTTTACCTAGCGCCACAGTTTCCTGCCACTTCTGTTCAGCATCAATCTTAGTATTGAATGCGTTCTCAAAGTTACCAGCAATCCACTCTTCTCTAGAAGCATACCCAGCTTTCTGGATATCCTTCATCGACATAAAGGCAACGTCAGTAGATAGTCTTGCCTGAAGTGCTGATCGGTAAGCGAGTTGCTTAAAGAACTCATCTTCAGACCCCAACAAACGAGAGGGTATAGTCAGCATCTTACCTAAAATATCAACAGTCGTACCCCCGCCGATATACTCTGAAGATATAGCGCGGGTTGTTGATTGACTGGCGTTCTCAATCTTTACTGAGTCATCCAGCACAGGCTTCATGTTGTACCCAGATTTAGCTGCTAGTTTAAGAGCATCCTTAAAATAGTAGGCCATGTACTTATATGTGCGCAGAGCTTCTTTAGCTTGCTGCGTATCACCATTGAGAAGCGCACCAATTGCTCTTTCACTAGGCCTAGCAAGCACGTTGATAGTGTTCGAGGTAATGTTGAGAGCATGAGTTGTTGGGCCAGATAGAATAGAGTTAATCCAGAATTCATTTAGAACCCGTAACCCTTTACGCTCTACAGCTTTCTTCACAGTCCTAGCCATGAGTTTCTCATCAGTAACCTTGGAGAGTTCCGCTGCTAAACTACGGATACGTTTAGAACCACCGAAAGCTGAGATAGCCTCAAGAGCGCCTCCCTCTAGTGTATCGCTTGTGACGATACGACCAGCTTGAGTTGCTCTAGCTGCGGCTGTCTGTAGACCCTTTACGTTGGCCTGAACTTCCATGTGCATCTGCATGAGGTCAATAAGCCTTGCCTCCATAGCATCAGATATTGAGCCATCCTCTTGGGCCTGCACTAAGCGTTTAGACCATGAGTTAATCTCACGGGCAGTTGATTGCATAGCCATCTTACCTGCTACAATACGCGCTGCTGTATCCCGTGTCATAGTTTCAGCAATGTTTAACTCACGGATGATCTTGTTTACATCAGTCCCTGTGCTTTCGGCTGTGTACTGTAACGCCCTACGGACGGTTGTATCGTTGGTCTGAGGCTTATCCAGCCCCATTGCTTTCATACCTTTTGATGATTTTAGAACATCTTCAAATTCGTTAATAATCTTCAAGGCATCTACAGGACCGTCCATTCTGCCGAGATTAAAGCCACTGCTTCCATCAATTACGACATTAGCAATATCCATGTCTGTGGTATCTGCGGCCCGTTGCAGGGCTGCGAACATCTTGTCCCGATCAATTACAGCAATCTTTGCTTTAGGTTTGATTGTCACAGCTGCCCGTTGATCTGCAAGAGACTGCTGGACAGCGTTAGGAGCTATAGGTTGATCGACTTCGATCTGTGTCTGAGGCTCTGGTGAGCGAACAGCCGCTGGGCCATCCACATCAAGTTGAGGCTCTTCCAAGGCCTCTGGAGCTTCCCGAGGGGCTTCCACTGGCTCAACTCTTGGAGGGGATATCTCCACAAACGTACTATCTTCAAGCTTGTATACAGCTCCATCAGGGGTTTCAAACGTACCATCTGGTCGAGAAACCATACCATCGATTGTATCTCTTCCGTCAGCCTCGATAGCATCGTTGACTTCTGCATGAGCTTCATCAAGCTGTGCTGCCGTTTCATCTGAGACTTGGCCGAGGCTTTCAATCTCAGTCTTAGCTTTCCTACCTAGACCTATCAGCTTTGCTGCGCCGGATACTAATCGAAGGGTTCCTTCTGCCACACCACCGATTAAGCCACCCTCAATTGCATTCTTTGATCTATTGGTCCACTCAGGATCGTTAGGATCAATCTTCAATGCTTCTGTTAAGGGGTTTGATAGGTGTGGGTATTCTTCTTCAACGAAAGTTGATAGGTTACCTTCGAAGGCGTCAAACATTGTAGCATCTACAACACCACCCTTGAGCATCGATCCTACAAAAGTCTTACCACCACCCAACGCAAAGAAACCTGTCATGAATTGTGATATGCCTTCTGAGGCAGACCCAATCATGCTATCAGATTTTGCAAGTGTAGTTGTTAAGTCTGGACCACCAGCATCAGCGATGTTCTCGAGAGCTACGTCTACGTTAAGGTCTGGACGGTCGGACACCTCTGAGATGTCGATACCCATTTCTCTATAGTTTTTACGTTGCTCAAGCCATGCCATGTCCAACTCTTTTTGAGAGAAGGGTGCGCCACGGGCTTCAGCCTTTTTATTCATGAAGTCGTTAAAGTTGGTGTCGAACTCTTCAGGTGTGACAGAGTTAACCCCATTCCAAGTCTCTCGGGCTTCAGCGCCAGCGTTTAATGCACCGCGCACAACGCCCACAGCAACATCTTGAACTGTATCGATGGCCTGCGCAAAGAAGCTTTGCTGCTCTTCCGGTGTGGGTGCTGGGGGTTGTTCTGGTTTTTGTTCAACGCCAATGGCGTCAAAGTAAGCCTCCTCACCATGAGCCTCCTTAAAAGCTTCTGATGACATAAGGCCTAATCTTAGGTTTTCTACGTCTTTTTCCATTTGGCCTTATCCTGTTATTTGGTTTCTTCTAGAGGTTCTAGTACACCTTGCTTTATGAGCCTCTCTTGGAAGATTACCGAAATGTTCATCACAAGCTCATCTACTTCGTGTTCCAGCGGGTCTCTGCCAAGTTTCTCTTTGAGTGTTGCAATACCGGAACGCACAGCCACTCGAAAGTTTCCGCGCTCTCTGGTCGCTCTGATCATCGACTGACTGCTGAAATCAAGCTCGTTACCTTTTATGGTTTGAAATAAAAGGGCAGCTGCTTGTCCTTCAGGGGTGCTAGTCGTAAAGAAATCTAACCCAAACTTTGTGTCATTTGCTGGGTCATATGAATTCCTCCAAAGACTTAGCTTGGCTGTTACGTCATTCGGTGTAATCTTACCATCTTCTGCAAAGTCACTGATTATATTACTGGCTCGCTCGTAAGTTGTGGCTTCTCTAAGTAGCTTGTCTAAAGTTAATTCACTTTCAGCTGTCTTATTTAAGCCACCATTAAGCTCGGCTTTCTCGAAACTCTCTAAGTCTTTTCGCATACTTATTGCTAGGCTCTGAGTTGCGTCATCTGGAGCATCCATAAGAACCCGCAAGCTTTCTTCATAAGCCGCTCTGAGTTCTGGTGTCTGCACTTCAGCTGTGAAAAACTCTTCAGCTCTAGCTCTCGCGATAGACCTATTGAACTCTAAGTCTTTCTGTAATTGCTTTTCTTCTCGAGCCGCTCTTTGGTTTTCTAAGGTTATTGCCCTTTGCTCGATATCCAAGATTTTGGCTTGAACCTTTAAAGACTTGGACGCAGCTGCCGTACCAAACTTGGTGCTTTCAAATACCTCGAGGATACTTGTGTCACCTGTCTGTTCTACAGCTAACCCAACGCCTGTCAGGATAGTATTGAGAACGTCTTCATTCTTCATACCGTCTATATTTGCACTAGCAGCGCGACCTTCCAGCCATTCCTTGAAAGATGACATAGCTACAGCAGTTTCTTCTTCGTCCATATCTGGTCTAAACAGGTTGATCGTGGTCTCAGCTACTTCAGCCTCAAAGGCCTTATAGTTTTGCTCACGTTGCCAAGCGACATGCTTTTGGCGCCATGATGCCCTGAAAAGCTCGTTGCCTTTATTAGCTTGTTGACCAAAATATTCAGAGACTTCATGATCGGCAAACTCATCCATTCCGTTGGACTTCATAAAGTCACCTTGAAATTTAGCTATAAACTTTTCAATTCTTGCTGGATCGTTGTTAGTGTAAAGCTTCTGGCGATCTAATGCTGCCTCAAGTTCAGCGGTATACCGCATTGCCATCGTGTTCATTTGAGAGGCTCTGTAGCCTTTTCTCAGGTAAGGGCTTTCACCCTCTTCGATTAAGCCAGACTTAACAGCCTCACCAAGTGCAATTCGGTTTTTTTCATAAAGCCTCTGACCTTCAGCAAACTCTTTCTGAGCCAAGCGTTGCCGCTCACGCTCAAGTATTGGTTTAGCTTTTTGTTCTAGGTTTGAGAGAGTGTTTGCTAGGGCCTCAAAGGAAGACCGCTTAACTACACCTCGTTCATAGATATCTACAGGCGTTGCTGTAGGACTCACAGTCCCAATTTGGTTCTCAAATGGGTTACCCACTACTTGTCTAGCCATTATTCTGTTTCCGCTGCTAATCGTGATTTACTGTCAAAGTAATCTAATCCAAAGCCAGCAAGTGGCTCTACAATTCCAAAGATTTGCTCCGACATACCGATAGGCTGCATGGAGTTAATTCTGTTGTTAGCTTCTGATTGAAAGCCAAGTTTATTCATTTCGTTCTGTTTAAGAGTATCCTCTAGTTTCTGATCGATCCTAGATGCGAGGATACCTTCTGAACGCTCAAAGTCTTCGATGAGTTGAGCTACGTTGCTACCTTTGACACCGGCACCAGCCGCTGCCACTAGGGCTGTCGCTTGTGCTTTAGTAGCCTTGAGGTCAGCGTCTTGCTTCTGCATAGACGCTTCTCGCAGCTGTTGTTGTTCGCGGAGGTTTGTCTGTTTTGATTTTAGATAGTAGGCATCAAGTGCCGACTGATTATTCTGGGCCACTGCGGCATTATGCTTGTTGGCTTTATCTTGGTTAGCTGCAGCACCTGCTACGGCTTGCGCTCCACTGATAGCTAGTGAAGCCATTTGAAACGTAGAGGATGATACAGCCGCCGTTGCCGCCGTTGCCGCTGTAGTTGCAGCCCCTGCCACTGAGCTACCAACTGCAGCCATTGTTACTGGTTCACACATTTTTATTAATCCTTAAAAATTCATAGAACGGTAGCTTTGCCGCTCCGTATTTTTCGTGCTTGTTGATGAACGTGAAGCCCATCCAATCAAGCCACTTCATGTGGACAGTGTTTCGGGCATCTACACAGTTGAAGATGACAGCATAGTCACCCGCTAAGTAATCGAGGGCTGCTTTGCTTTTTCTCAGGAAAGCTGTCTGATATTGATAGATGTCATCTGTAGCGCACATCCAGACAATTCCTGCATTTTCTAAGTGAGAGGGTACGACCCCGCAGAGACCTAAGCGGCCTCCATCCGGTGCGCGTAGGGTCAGCGTAGTTCCCCCAAGATCGAGAGATTTATGCAAGACTATGCGGGGGTGTTGGCCTGTAGAGGCTAAACACTCATTGTAGTCTGCTTTTCTTAATCTTGGGGAAACATAGTCGATATCCTCCACCGTTGTAGGTGTGAGATATTTATCCATTAACTCTTCTTGATCTGAGGTGCATGTTACCTTCCCACTCTGCCGATAGGAACTGGCAGGGTAGATGGCTATCACTCTCGATTGTTACTTTGACACGATCAGCTTTGGACATGACAGGAAACTTAAAGTCACCCGATGTCAGCGTTGTCGTACCTAGTAGGTTAGCACCGCCACCGATAATGCGGCCAGTGAAGTTAAATGTCTGTGTATTGGAACTACCTTGGACCTCAGTCTTAACTTTGAAGTCACCGCTATCTTGATACCGGAGTAGCCAATGCTTGATCTGCAAGCGACCGCCTGCAATCGATACACGACCGCCGGTTGCTGTAGGTTCCTTGAGGGTAGGCTCAGAGAACTCATACGTCATAGTGTATCTTTCACCGATGTAGAATTCTGTAGATGTCTTATCACCGGCAACAACAATCGTACTACCGCTGGTAGATAACTTATCTATAACTGTACCCTGCAGAGAGCCTCTAGTAACCACTACAGGGTCTGTAAGCGGATAGGGGGTCACTATGGTAGTCTGATTGTTACCTGCGTTGTATGAGGCTGTAACCTCGGTCTCTGTAAGCCTAAAGTCCAAGCGCGTGACGTAGCTCTGATCCACATCAAAGCGTCCAGCATCAAAGTGGATTTGAAACAGTACAGTATGACCTGACTTGTTTGCTACAACGTAAAGGGCGCTCTCGATAAACTCAGCACTCAGTATCTCACAGCCTGTCAGTGTATATTTAAACCAAGCTGATTGTACCTTCTCGCGTCCAGCGAAGTGATACTTGTAGATATATAGGGTACTAGCATCCTGAGTAGTCAGCACAGCTAGGGCGTTCTCGCCGGTACTTGCAGACATCTTATAGACACCGTCAGGGACATACTTAGCAACGTGTGATGTTACGTCCTGTGCATCTGATCGGTCAGTGTCATCGATAACATAGTATTCGCGTACTGAGGTAAACCCACCACGTTTTGCAGGAAAATACACAACACTACCAGCTGATGCAGGCTTGGCTGTGGTACTCGCCTCATACTCGGTTGTCTGACTGATCGATGTATTCTTAGGTGTGATAAAGTCTGCACCTTTGAGAATGAACTGGGTCTGATCGGAGAATAGTAGGAGCTTACGGTCAAACGGAATAGCATGCTTGAGAGTAGAAACCTTGGTGTGACTAGCAGCAACATCGATTGGCTCACTGTCTAACAGGGTCCGAGCAGTTTGCGCGAAGAAATCAAAGTAATCTGAAGTCCTCGACATGACTACGTTCTCACCGGCTAGAATACCTAATCGGTTCTGGAAGAAGAATACGTCTGCAATCTTCTGATCTACAAAGCTAGGGTTCCTGTTGGATACTTCGTCACCTACAGCCCTATCGCCCCAATCGGCTTCCTCGAATGTGAAGCTACCGTCAGATTGACGAATTAGTAGGTGAGGCATAGTAGAAGCGTTTAGCTCGTATTCGATATTTGGTTTTACCCACTCGATCCATGTACCATCAGCAACCTCAGTCTGTCCTGCGTTATCGCTTTCAAACTTGACGTAGTAGTCATCGAAGTCGTTAGTCTGGTCACCTTGAACGTGAGCAACATAACCATGTGGTGCCTTAGCAGGTAGCTCATCGAAACGCTGTACTGTTCCTACAGTTGCCGAGAGGCCTTCATCTCCCAAGCTATCATATGTTGCTAGGTCGAACTGGGCGTTACCGTCCTTGTAGATTACTACAGTTGAACCATCAGCTCTGGCATTTAAGCCTGCCTGACCATTAACAGCCGTAGCCAACCTACTGGCAATATCATCCGTTCTGGTCTCGACCTGATCGGTTCCTGATGTGGTGATGTTTGCAGCTTCTGCACCATCGATGAATATAGTAAAACGCTGGTTGTAGTCACCTTGCTTAACAGCAACAAGACCAGTGTATGGATATAAGGGGGTGAGTGCTGGGTCCATCTCCACAGTTTTTGAGGAGTTAACGATGAACGTGTAGTCAGCTACAGTGACCGCACGAAAGTCAGTAGCTGGGGCAGTGCTGTTTAAATATGCAGTGCCATTAGGGTACGTTACAGTCTTTTGGTTTCCCGCAAGATCGTACACCTCAATTGAATTACTTGAGCCAATAAATACAAAGTATCGCTCGTTTACATCCCTGTTAATAAGATGTGTGAAAGACCCCGTAGTTTTAGTGTTACTAATGACAGCAACATGTTCTAGCGGTGGTCGCTTTTGAAGCCCCTCAACCAAAGACGGAAAAGCATTCACCTGCAGTTCTGCCTGAGATGACAGACGCAATGCAGGTGATTGCTGTGATACGCCTTGCACAAGGTTAGGGATGGCAGAACTAATCATTCCCATCAGAGTATCCTACGGTTATGTCCACGGTTCATGACACGGGCTACAGAGTAGCTGTCCATCATATTGAAATCTGCGGTATCACCTTCAAATTCCCGTAGATCGATCAGAGCCTTTTGCTCATCCCGCATAACCATCTGGTGAATAGTTTCGGAGTTAATCATACGGTCTGCAAAGATACGGGCAGCGCGGGTTGTGATATATTTCTTGGCTACATCGGGCAGGTCTAGGAAGTCCTGATAGTAAACTACCGTGGCCTCTACGCTACTTTGAAATTCGAAAGTACGATCTGCGAGATTAAACAACTTACCTGAACGGACTACCACATTGTAGTAATCTGTATCGATCCGAGCGGTATCTGCGGGTACTGCTATGTGATTAAAACTGTCTCTGCTAAGTACAACACGATCTTCTGTATTGAAGTGCCAGCCCTGTGCTTGTACCTCACGACTAACCTCGTTTAAGACTTGGCTAGCTATGGTAACGTCAGTCACTTGGTTTCCCGTAAGTGTGTTAACGGGACTTTCACCGATAGTTGTTAGCAGGACGTTAACCGCTTCTAACTCGGTCATAGACGTTGGTTTTGTCATGTTGTCCTCATATGAAAAAAATGGGCAGGCCCAATGTTGGACCCGCCCGAAATATTATTAAGCAGTGGCGATTTCTACCGCGCACTCAGGACGCAGGACACCGTGGCCCATCGCGTACTTAGCAGCCATGAGTGTACCTTGGTACATGACTTCGAAGTCACCAGATGTACGCTCTACTGCGAGGTCCATCAATTTAACTGTACCGATAGCAGACTTCTGCATAACCAGAGCTACTGTGTTGGAGAAGTCACCTGCGTAGGTGTTGTTCTCACCAGCAACGGCAGCTACGTTAGCTGTTGGCAGGTTGTTAGATTTAACAATCTCGATGCCAGCAACTTTCAGAACTGTACCTTCAGCGTATACACCGGCTCCACCCCAGTCACGGTTGATTACGGAGGTCTCTTGGACCAAGTTGTAATACTGTGCAGGAGATACGATAGCTACACGCTCGTTCTCTGGAACGTCTTTCTCATCCATTGCTTTTGCAGCGTCAAAGATAGCAGCGGCCATTGCAGCGCCAGAAGTACCAGCGTTAGCGGATACCAAAGTTGTACCGCCGTTACCGCCGGAAATGGTTGCAGCTGAACGCGCACCCAAGAGACCTACGCGCATTGTGCGTGTGTCAAATTCTTTAGCCAAAGCCATACCCAAGAGGCGGCTGTATTCAGCGCGCACATCGTAGTGGTTCTTGGCTTCATCGATGTTAGCGATGAATGTGTCAGCAATCAGAACATCATCGATGTTGATGACAATCTCGTTGTGAGCAATTTTCTGTGTACCCAACAAAGGTGTACCCACAGTGTGGTAAGCGGCGTTGGCTTTACCAGTGACTGGGAAAGAGGCTGACTTACCAGACGCGATTGTGCGGCTGACATGCAGGTCTTTCATTACGTTAGTTTCGTCAAATGCTGTGAGAACCTCACCAGCAAAGACTTTCAGGAACAGGTTGTTCTCTGATGCGAAATCAGTTGGAGTGGCCTTATTGACAACACCCAAACGTGATGCAGTTACGTTTGTCATTTTCTTATCCTATGGAAAAATATTTTAGATTGAGAATGACTGTCGCTCATTACTTGTCAGGGTTGTCGGACGCATCCGGCCTAGTCGTTCATTATCGATAGTCTCAGCCACCTAAGAAGGTGTGCTAGTTGTTCTCTCATAGGAATTGACGGGGCGCAGTTGATACCTGACACCCCGCCAGATGGTACATTAAAATACCGATGACCGCCCTAGCTTACCTTCCACATCCTTGGTGTATGCGGAATCCTTACCATATCGGGGGTCTTTCATTGCAGCTACAACTTCCGCTGTGCTGCGGAACTCATCTTTGGCAGGTGCAGATGCCTTGCCGGAAAGTAAGGTAGGCTCAGAGCCTTCCAATGCTTCCCGCTTAGACACCAGCCATTCGACTGCCATCTTTGCATTATCTGTACTTGTCCCAACCATCTGGTTGTAGAGTTCTAATTCTTTTGTATCGAGAGAGCCTTTGGCCCACTCGGTCAACTCTTTGTATCCCTCTTCCCCGCCAACTACGCTCATAACTTCTGCGGCGTCTGCGGTTTGTGAAGCGTTCATACCGTTGATGTAGGTTTCCACCATTTCTCTGGGGTAACCCATTGCCTCTAACTCAGCGAAACTATCGGAGCTTAACTCACCAGAGCCAGCAAATTCCTCAGAGAACTTCTGGAAGCTTACAGGCTCTGACTGACCTTGCGGCTCTCCATCCGTATCAGATGGCTCTGCGGCTTCGTCTGTCGTTCCTGAGAGTTTCTTCTCAAGTTCACTGTAGGACTTTGCTAAATCCTCTGGTGAGTTAAACTTTTCTGGCAACCATTCTGGACGTTCAGATTGGTTATCCTCGGCAACAGGTGCTTCCGGGCCAGTTTCGTCTTCTGTGATTGTGATTGTTTCTGCCATATTTAGTGGTCAATCCGTTTAATTGTTGACGCACCTTTAGAAATTGCAGGTGCAGCCAGTGGTTTCTTTTCAGGTTCAGCTTCTTTAGCCTTGTCCTTCGCCACCGCCTTGTTGTCTTTGGCTTTCAACATAAGAGTTTCCTAATTGTTTCGCCCCTTCTTGCATTACACCCGGCGCTGCTTGTTGCATCATCTGCATCTGCATGGCCTGTTGCTGCTCTTGGGCGATTTGTTCTTGTGATTTGATAAGACCTTCTGTCTCGATACCGAGTGCAGTGGCCCTACGTTTGATGTAGTCCTGTAGGTTGACGTATTGCTGTAGAACCTCTGGGCCTAGAGCCTGCGTCATACCTTGGATAAACATATCAAGCTTGCGTAGATCGTGACCACGGCCCAGTGCTTCCATACCAGTAACAATGGTTGGTTTAACTACATTGTCTGGCAGCTTTGGTAGCTTCTTAGCTTTGGTCAGAACATCAATCTTACGGTTAACATACGGAAGCTGGAATTCCTGTGACAGGATCGAGTAGATACCTGATAGGGTGTCTTCTAGCTCTCCTGCGAGGTATCGGATTTCTTCCGCTGTAACTCGCTCTCCGTTACGTTGAACAGAAGATTGAAGCATAAATTGCTGTGATAGGCGTTCCTCAATTCCTGACATTGCTTGGTAAGCCACACGGAAATCGTTAAACTTATCCATTTGCAGGACTGATACATCGTTTCTATTTCCCTCAATGATTGCTGTATTCTCAGCTTGGGCGATAGTTCGCATACGAGTTGTGCCATTAGGGTTCACCATGAAGAGAACCTTGGCAGCTGCGGCTGCGCCTTCAACGATAGCTTGAGATAAACCTTCAAGAGAACGTAGGTCTCCTAGAAGTTCCTCTACAAATCCTCGACCATAATCCTCACCATCAATACGGGAGAACCGCAAAGGAAGGAATGGGACTGCATCTTTCTTATATTTACCCTTAGTGCCAGAGACTACTGTCCCTTTGACTTCTTGGTACACATGAAAGAATTCGTTCTTACGCTCGATGTGTGTGTAGACCTCTACAGTCTTCTCATCACCCTCAAGTTTACCTGAGATATTAGCAGCTGTAGCTTTATCTAGGGCGTTAGGTGAAACGTGTTCCACTACTACAATCTCTAATACATCCCCACTAGGGGCGCGTGAGACTACATAACTGTCTAAATGAATTACACGGGTCTTTTCAGCTCCTACATGGAGCAAGACATTCCCGCCTACGATCAAATGTTTCAACGCTTCATGCATCGCAACTCGATCACCCGATGTTTCAATCTCAGACATTACCGCCCGTTCATACTCACCCAACTGTTGCTCGATAGATGTCCGAGCGGCTTCATCCTGTGCCATCTCTTTCAGAGTGTACGGCTCAACCATGAAGCGGAAGAATGGGGAGTTAGGAGGCATGAGAGCTATAGAAAGTTTAGATGCTAGGTTATTCACGCCTCGCGCACCGATGCCTTGGAAAGGAGTATACAAGTCACTCGTTTCGTTGTGTACATCCGGTGGGATTAGGGAAGGAATAGTTAGCTCAGAACAATCTCTAGCTCGGTCCAAGTAAGATTGACGGGTCTGTTCGAGTTGGCGATACCGCGCTTCTGCGGTTCCCATGCTCATGTATTACTCACTAATCTGAAGACCAGTACCAGTACCCATATTCTTAATGGTTGGGTCCAAGTCTACTTTAAGTTGTGATGTGCCACTTGCAGCGTTTGCTGCTGCACCTAGTTCGGCTGCATTGCCACTCTCTGGTGAACTTGGGTCATAC